CACAAACACTATAGCATGCACTCATGCACAATCGGTCATCACTAAACTGTACCAATTTATCGGGAACACCTAGGATTCCCATGAATTTTAACAATCAAACAAGGATATAATACAATGGCTAAAATGACAGCGGCTGAAAAAGAAAAAAGAGCTCCTAAGTTCTTAAAAAAAATCTTTTCAAGCCCAAAAAAAGAAAAAGCTAAAGCTGCAAAAGCTTCTGCTGCACAAGGTAAAAGAAATCAAGCTGCTACATCTAAAATGTATGCTGCAGAAAGTATGTTTAAATCTGCAGAGAACAAAGATAAAGCTAAATCTATGTCAGGAAAAGCCCAACCATTTGGTTCTGCTTTTAAATCTGCTAAAGCATCTGGTAAAAAAGTATTTCTATGGAAAGGTAAATCTTATACAACTAAAACAAAATCAGAATTAGAAGCTGGTAGCAAAATGGGTAAATTTAAAAAAAGATTTGACCAGACTAGCAAATTAAAAAAATAATAAATAACTTGATACCCACTAAAACTCTAGAACTTCCTTTCAAGGAAATCATGGAGTTAATAAATGCAAACAATGGATTCTATTACAACAAACACTCAAAAGAAAAGCTTAACAGTCTCACAGGAAAAGTTTCTAGACGCATTATTCGGAGAAGCACAAGGAAACCCAAGACAAGCAGGTGAGATTGCAGGTTACTCAGAACATTCATATCCTAAAGTTCTGCGTAATTTAAAAGACGAGATTGTTAAAAGAGCAGAAAACTATTTAGCCATACATTCTGCAAAGGCTGCAACTAGAATGGTAAACTTGTTAGACGAAGATGGAACAACTCCACACGCTAGTATACGAATGGAAGCAGCAAAACAAATATTAGACCGTATTGGTATTGTAAAGAAAGATCAATTAGATATCAATATGAATTTAAAGCATGGTATGTTTATATTACCAGCTAAGAATGAACCAGAAGAATCAATCGTAACCCCAGTACAGGATTAAATATGTCAGACAAACCTAGTAAACCTAAAAAAAAAGTTTAAGCTAATGAGCACCCTAAATATAAAAATAGTAAATCTTATAGTGAAAAAGAAATACTAGAGTTTAATAGTTCTGTAAAAGAAAAGATAAGAGACTGGGACTCAGGAAAAATAAAATCTAATATGAAGTTAGGTGACAGTAATACTAAATCTAATATGAAAAGGGTTGATCCTCAAAAAAGACTTCAGATACTAGAGTCTAAAAAGAAAGGTACTTATTCTATAGAAGTATAAAGTGGAAAAGATTAAAAGAAAATCTAGAACTATTCCTTTTGGATACAAACTAGCAGAAGACACAGATTATATTGAACCTATACAATCTGAATTAGATGCTTTAGAAGAAGCAAAGAAATTTTTAAAAACATGTTCATACCGAGAGGTTGCTATTTGGTTATCAGCAAAAACGAAAAGATACATATCATATGTCGGACTTAGAAAAAGAGTTACCAGAGATACCGCTGCCAAAGCCAAAGAAGAAAGTAAAGACCAAAGCCAAGCAGTCAGCTAAACAAGCAATAGCAAGAACACGTAAAAAAGTTGCAAAGGCAGAACAAACTTTACGTTCAGCTAAGATCCATGCAAAAAATGTCAAGGATAAATTGTTAACCATTGACAAAGTATTAGATGGAAAAGAACAGCAGCTTATAACCCAAGACGTAATAGACGAAGTTCCAGCAAACGTACAGGAACATCTAGCAGGTAAAGAGATAATCTTTCAACCTAACAAAGGTCCACAAAGAGATTTTTTAGCTGCATCAGAACGAGAAGTGTTTTACGGGGGTGCAAGAGGTGGTGGCAAATCATACGCTATGTTAATAGATCCTCTAAGGTACTGTCATAAAGAACATCATCGTTGTCTACTACTTCGTAGAACTATGCCAGAGTTAAGAGATTTGATTAATCATTCTCAACGATTATACTCAAGAGCATATCCAGGAGCAAAATGGAGAGAGCAAGAAAAAGAATGGAGATTCCCATCAGGAGCAAAAATAGAGTTTGGTTATGCAGAAAACATGACAGACGTATTACGTTACCAGGGGCAGTCTTACACATGGATAGGAATAGACGAACTTCCACAATATCCTTCGCCAGATATATATAATTTTCTAAGATCGTCACTTAGATCAGTTGATCCGAGTATACCAGTATACATGAGGGCTACAGGTAACCCAGGTAATGTTGGATCACAATGGGTTAAAGAGATGTTTGTGGATCCTATAGATCCTAATACAGCTTTTAACATAGAGATTTCTACACCTTCAGGAACAAAGTATATAACTAGAAAGTTTATACCCGCTAAGTTACAGGACAATCCTTACCTTATGCAAACTGATGATTACTACGCAATGTTATCATCATTACCAGAAGTACAAAG